AACGGCATGATGAACCCGACATACATGCTTGTCGCGATGCACGGCGCTGGCGGCGGTATGCTGTCAGGCGGTGTCATCAATCGCAACGAGCGCTTCGGCTTCGTTCTTGACGGCGCTGACGCTCTGCTCGTAGCGCACAGTCACAAACCGATGATGTCGTCGCCGTTCAAAATCTTCATCGATTCGCGCAACAACAAAGTATCGGTGAAGCCGTTCAAGGTCGTTGTCGCGTCAAGCTGGATGTCTTACGGCGGTTATGCTGCGCGAAAGCAGTTGCTGCCGACAAGCTATGTTCCTCAGGTGATCACGCTCTGCGGTCGCTCCAAAAAGCTCTCTGTTACAATGTGAAAGGAGAATGAAACATGTCTAAGGATGATTGGATTCGGAAACTCACTTCCCGCAAATTCTGGGTGGCTATCGTTGGTTTTGCTACTGGTCTGCTGCTCTATCTCGGCAAGAGCGAAGCTGAAGCAGAGCAGATCGCTGGCTTGATCATGTCTGGCGCTGCTGTCGTCGCGTACATTCTCGGCGAAGGTCTGATCGACGCTGCAAGCGCTCGCAGCGACATTTACATCACGCCAGAAAAGCCGCCTGAGGAATCTGAGGAAAGTGACGAATAATGGAAAAACTGGCATACTCATGTCAAACAATTGATCGGAGGGACATGGCATGAGCGAAATGAAGCAAGACGTGATCTCGTATTCTCAGCACAAGGAAATCGTGGAAGACATCAAAGCACAGCAGCGCTATATGTTCGATACAAAAAGCGCGCAAGACGAACGTACTATCAAGCGGCTCTGGATAACGATTCTTGTGATCTTCTTCGCGTTCGTCGCGACGAATGCTGGCTGGATTATCTATGAAAACCAGTTTGAAGACATCAGAATTGAGCAGGAAGGCTCTACCGACCAGGGCGGCAGCAATTATTTCAACGGCACTGGGGAGCTGAATATTTATGGCGAAGGCGAAACAGATCATCAGAATCCGCAGGAGGAAGGGAACGGGCAGCAAGACGTGCCCAACGTGTAAAGGAACAGGGAAGGTGAAGGCGTGAGCCGAAACCTTCTCGCAAACTTAGATCGTGACAGCGTGATCAAACTGATCGATCAGTGGGTTATCGGCTCTCACGGCGAGCGCGATCGCGAGATCATGTTCTATCGCCTGATTGATGGTCTGACGCACGAAGAAACAGCGCTTCGCTATCAGGAGAATCACCCGGACAAGCCAATCTCAGTCGATACGATCAAGCGCGCTGTCTACAAACGAACTGAACAATTATCTCGACACTGCCCCGGCAAATAGCCGGGGTTTTTGTGTCTGAAAAATTTTTTTGATTTTTTTCAAAAAAGTGCTTGACAGATTTTCTATATAAGTGTATACTTATATCGTGATCAGGAGATCACGACAAATGACAGGAGGACGAAAACAATGATGAGCGAGATTCTGAAAGAAACTTACATCACAGATCGATACAGAGTGGTCATCAGGGCTGGCGGTTATCTTCCGTTCTTGATTCAAACCGAGCAAAAAGCGTCAGAGACGTCTTTCCCTTGGGAAGTCAACGAAGAAGGCTGGCGTGCGTGCATCACGGAATTCGCAAGCACACTCGAAGATGCAGACAGAAAGTATGATCAGCAGATCGCTGACGAGCGCAGATGGCATTAACTCTCTCCCGCCCCGTAGGTTACGAGGGCAGAAAGGGGCACAATATGACCAATACCGAAAAGACCCTCTTCGGGGTCGAGCGGGCCGCGATCCGAGCGGCCGCAACCTACCGCTACTGGGTGTACGATGCAATCGCGTGGTACATCACCACAGGTCGGGCGAGCATGGGCTTCATCGAAGCCCTCTCCCGCGTAAATCCTGACAAACTTGTCGAGCGCCTTGGTGCTGACGGGGACAGCACAGAGGGATACGTGGACAAGGTCAAACGTTACCTTCGGATGTACGGCAAGCTCGCGGACTAACCAACATCCCGCCCCGGAGGTCACGAGGGCAGAAAGGACACTGACAATGACACGCGAAATCAAGACTGGAAAATACTACGCTGTACACTGCAAAACGCCGCGCGGGTGGGGCTACTGGTGGTTCGGCGATCTTCTTGAGAACTGGACGTTCTCGTACACTGGCACTTATTCTGAAGCGAAGCGTGCTGCGATCAAAGCAGCGAACGACGCGAACATGACGAACGCAGTGTATGTGCTGCCGTGAAAGGAGCGATCATTATGGCGAAAAGAGTACACACAGCAATCATGACAAAGATTGTTCAAGAAGCTGGTAAATGCGAACTGTGCGGCTCGTCTCGCAACCTTGAAGCGCATCACATCATTCCTGTGACACTTGGCGGCACAGATGAGAAAGAGAACATTCTTTGTGTGTGCAAGAAATGTCATGCTTTACTCACGCCGAGTGGTTTATTGACAAAAATGAAGATCGCTCCCCTTGCCGCAGAGAATAGGTTTTACAAACATTTTAGCGAGATCACTGATGCAGGAGAACGATTTACTGTGTCTGATGTGTTTGACTATCTTGATGAAAACATATTTCCTATTATGCGAAGCTTGTCTGTAAAGTCACATACGGAAGAAGGGCAAGTTATTTATAAGCAAATCGGTCAACCCAAAGGCGCGAAGTTGACAACGAAGAAGTCGATCAAGTGTAAAGAAATCATCATGCAACGGTCTCGAGATTTCAACGGCGATCTTTCTGACGTAGAGTTGCTAAATCTGACAGGGCTTGCTCGTGGGACGTATTACAAGTACAAGAGAGAATTAAAGAACAATGCTTGAAGCAAAAAGCATAGTGTGCTATCATGTTCGAGAGGTGAACGACATGGACTCGAAGACATCTGAAGCGCAGAAGCGCGCTGTGCTGAAGTACGACGCGAAGAACACAAAGCAGTATCACTTGAAGCTGAATCTGATCACTGATGCTGACATCATCGAGCGCTTCGACAGCGTCGAATCGATTCAAGGCTACATCAAGCAGCTCGTGCGCGAAGACATCGCGCGAAACGTTTGAAGAATCGTTGAAATTCAAAAGATAATCAAAAGGTGACCGCTTCGGCGGTCTTTTTTTATTGCGCAAAACTGCATCGAAAATCATACGAAAGTCGCCCGATCATGCAATCGTGATTCGGGCGTTTTTTTGCGACAATCTTCGCAGAAAGGCGGTGATTCAGTGCGCGACTTTGTTGCTCGTCTCATCAAGTGCGGCATCCCTCGAATGACGGCTGTGTGCATCTGCAACTACTTCAAGCGACGGCATCAGATCGACGAGCTTAAACACTATATCGACGCTGTCGAGCGCGAATGCAACGATGATCTGGACGCTCTATAACGGAAACCCGACAGGCAGAAACGTCGGCGACTGCGCTGTGCGCGCTGTGTCTGTCGCGCTTGGCATCGACTGGGAAACAGCTTATGCGCTCATGGCTCTGAACGGCTATCTCATGGGCGACATGCCGTCTTCAAATGCTGTTTGGGGTGCTGTTCTTCGTCAGCATGGTTTCTATCGTCAGGCTGTACCAGACACTTGCCCGGATTGCTACACAGCAGAAGACTTCGCGAGAGATCACCCGCGCGGCGTGTATGTTCTCGGCTTCAGCAATCATGTCGCGACGCTAAAAGACGGACGGCTTTTCGATTCTTGGGATTCTTCGAAGGAAATTCCTCAGTATTACTGGTTCAGAAAGGATGATTGATCATGGCTTTCAATAACGTATTTCCGGCGACATACCAGCAATATTACCCACAGTATCAGCAGCAGAACTATCAAGCGCAGCCAGCGTATCAGGCGCAGCAAGCGCAGAACTCTTCGATCATCTGGGTGCAAGGCGAAGCTGGCGCGAAGAGCTATCTTGTCGCACCGAATAACACTGTTCAGCTCTGGGACAGCGAGAAGCAGACGATCTATCTGAAGAGCGCTGACGCGAGCGGGATGCCGTCTATGAAAGTGCTTGATTACACGATACGCGAGAACGCTTCTCACAGCGTTTCTGACGCTGTTTCTGCGAAGGTGAGCAATTCTGCGTCTTACGC